AAAGGGTACGACTTCGGTTGATTTTGTCGCTCCCATAGCTATACAAGAAGAAACGGATCTAATTTTTATGGGTAAAAGTAAAGGCGGTCAAGCACTCCCGATGACGATAGACTTTGAAATTAAACTTGTACAAAATGGCTAAAGATTCAACTACTCAATTACAGACAGCGTATTATACGTTACTTAATAATAATGTAACCATATCTGGTAGCGCTATACCAATATACGATGATGTACCTTCTAGTGCTACGTACCCATTGATACATTTTAATGATACAACATTAGTTGATAATTCTACTAAAAGCACATTCATGGATGATGTGACATTTAGTTTGTCGGTTGTAGATAGGTTTGGGTTAGATAATGGATCACGTGCTAAGATTAATAGCATAGTAGATCAGGTAAAGCAAATAATAAGAGCAAGGCCAGTTCCTTTTAGCTTAAACGATTTTAATGTAATTACCTCCGTGGTAGATAATGATGTCTCAAGAAAGCAACGTACAGATACTTATACGTATTTTATACGAGAGTTAAGATTTCGTCATATCATAGAGGAAAAATAAGGCTGTATTAAAAGTCCTTATATTTTTTTATATTTTACAAAGTTTAACCTACAAACAAAACTTAATATTATTATGGCCGCAATAAATGGAACTTTAATACTTTTCAAGGTTGATGTTGATGGAGGCACCCCTGCAACATTGGGAGCGACTACTTCAGCAACTTTGAATATTGACATGGACTTACCTGATGCTTCATCAAAAGACTCAGCAGGATGGGCAGATCATATACAAGGGCAAAAATCTTGGTCTATTGACGTAGATGGAATTGCAAATTTTATATCCTCTACCGGAAATGTAGAAGAGCTAGGCAATTACATACTTAACAGAAATACTGTTGACGTTGAATTTGTACCAAATGATGCCGCAGGTGATTTGCCATCTGGTACTTATGTAAAATACACTGGCGAAGCTTCTTGTGCATCTGTAAGCTTTGTAGCAGGTAATGAAGATACCGCAACTCTTTCTGGATCTTTTACTGGAAAAGGCGCGTTAACTGCATCAACCGTTACTAAGGCTTAATGAAGGGAACTAAAAAAGTTACCATAGATGGCAAGGCTTACGCGTTTAAGTTTGACTTAAATGCTTTGGAGCGATTTACTGAAGAAGCAGGGGTAGGATTAAATGGCTTAGATGCAGCGCTTGATAAAGTTGTTAACATTAAGCTATTTATACAAGCCCTTTCAGCTTCAGGAGGTGATGAAATACCCAAAGAAGCTATCGGAACTATGGACTTTGCGCAATTATCCCAAGTGTTTGAACTAGTAAGAGAATCAGTGGGAAACCTGACGGGCCCAAAGTAAAGGGCCAACCGATTGAAAGTTTAGAGGAGCTGTACATACTAGGTTATCAAATGGGATTAAAGCCTAACGAGTTAAGGCATACAACAATGTATGATTTCAACTTAATGGCAAGAGCATTTACAGAAAATAGAAAGCATGACTACAATGTTATGCGGATAAACGCTTTTTTAATCTCTGCGTATTCAGGGTTAGAAGGGAAAGCAAGGAAAAAATTAACACCAGAAAAAATGTTCCCCTTAAAATCAAATAGCGAAAAACCAGAAACAGACAAGAAAAAGCTTTTTGATTTAATAAAAATGGTGGAAAAAAGTAGGGGGATGGCATGATAGCTGCTTTAACCGCGAAGATAGGAGCGGATATAACCGGATTAACCAGTGGTCTTAAAAAAGCTGGTAAAGATCTTAATAAATTTGGCAGTGACGTGTCTAGATTTGGAGCGGCGATTTCTGTAGGTATTTCCGCCCCATTAACGGCAGCAGCTACACAAAGCGTAAAAGCTTTTGATACTCAAATACAAGCAGAAAAAAGATTAGAAGCCGCCTTAAGAAGCGCGGGGGAATTTAGCCAAGCGGCTTTACAAGATTTTAAATCTTTTGCTAGTGGACTCCAGCAAGTAACAACTGTAGGTGATGAATCTACATTAAAGATGTTACAACTTGCTAAGTCTATGGGGCTGTCTAATGAGCAAGCTAAAAGCGCGTCTAAAAATGCTATTTCCTTAGCTAAGGCAATGGGTATAAACGAGCAATCTGCTATACGCTATACTGCCGCTTTAGAACAAGGCGACGCTACAATGTTGAATAGGTATCTACCTACTCTTAGGCAAATAGATGACGAGACTGAGCGAGCTGCTAAAGCCCAGGAATTACTAGGTCAAATGTTTAGCGCGGCTACATCTGAGGCTCAAAATGGTTTAGGGCCATTAATACAATTGCAGAATACCCTTGGTGACTTTCAAGAAGATATAGGCGCTATAGTACTAGAGTACATGCAGCCTTTTATAGATGGCTTAAAGGATTTTGTAACAGCATTTAAAAATAGTTCTGACGAGACTAAAAGATTTATAACGCAAGTCGTGTTAATAGGCTCAGTAGCAGGGCCGGCAATTGTTACTCTTGGACTAGCAATTAAGGGCTTAGCTTTAGGATTTGCAACTTTGCTTAGCCCGGTCGCTTTAACCGTGGCTGCTATCGCTACTTTAGCGGCAGGATTTATATATGCAGGATATAATTTTGATGCAATAGTTGAAAGATTTAAAGATATTTCATGGTGGAAAAATAGTATTTTAGATATGGCTGCATTTTTTGCAGCTAATATGCCACTACTAGGCGGTGGTAAAGTAATGGCTGGTAATTTACTAGCTATGAAAACACCTATAGAAGAAACTAAAACCCAATTTATGAGTTTGGGCGATACGGCTAAGGCGGTATTTGCTGACATTACGGGTTTAGACTTTGACAAAGTATTTAGTATAGACTTTGACTTAGAAGTAGATGAAAAGAAAATAGCAGATTCTAGTAAGGGTATAGCGCCAAGTGTACCCGTTACCGTTGGCGAAGATGTAGTAGTAGATTTAGATTTAGATACACTAAGTAATGAACTTAATACAATGGTACAAGCATTTCCTACGCCAGATGCTTTAAAAATGCCATTTATAAGTGCGGGCCAAGCGGTTAATCTATTAACAGATATTACCAGTACCTTTACTAATTCATTCGGTCAAGGAATGGCAAACGTAATAGTGCAAGGTGAAAAATTAAGAGATACACTTAAAAACATTGGAAAACTATTAGCAAGTGCTGCAATACAAAAAGCTATAAGTGTTTTATTAACTGGCGGCTTAGGTGGCGCTGGATTCTTTGGAGATGGTGGTGGTATATTTGGATCCTTACTAGGCAAATTAACTGGTACAAAAGTAAACGATGCTCTTATAACTAGCGCTGGTAAAATTGTAGAATTTCACCCTAATGATAACATACTTGCAATGAAAGATCTCGGTGGGCTACAAACCCAGGGTACGATTCAGAAAGTACAACTAGGTGGAGAGTTCAGAGTCAAAGGTACTGACTTAGTACTAGCACTAGATGAGGCTAACTATTCATTAGGTAGGTAATGGCATACGGACTTAAATACTATTTTGTAGATAAGAAAATAGTAGGCTCAACTACTACCACGTATAAATTTGAAATCCTTGAGGATGGGCATACTGGTGGGTCAACAGAGTGGATAGGTGTAGACATAAGCAGGCAGTATGAAGAGTTATCCTTTCGTAAATTAAATTATCTTCAAAAATCAACCTGTAGTGGCACAATAAGGGTTGAGGATGCCACACAAAGAGGGGTTATAGAGGCAATAGCTGGCTCTGAAATAGGCGACTATAAGGTTCAACTAAAAAAGAACGGTACTATAGTTTGGACTGGTCTAGTTGTCCCTGATCTTACAGTTATTGGTGAGGAAAATTACGGCAATCAATCGGCTACCATACAGGCCAAGGATATTTTTATAAAAGGAGACTATCCTTTAACGACATTAGTACCAGATACAAGGGGCATTGAAAAAGCTATTGTTTTAATAGCAGAAATCTTAGATACACTAGGGTATCAGCTTGATATAGTTTCGTATACATCGTGGATAGAAAATGGGTTAACACAGACTGATGATATACTTAACCAGTCATACCATGAAAAAGAGCGCTTTAGAATATATGGGAAAACAGAGGATGAAGCAGACAAAGCTTTAACTAATCAAAAAGCTTTAGAGTATATACTAAAATCGTATGGCCTTATCTTACGCCAGGTTAATGGAAATTGGAATTTAATACAAGTAACGGCTTTTAGTAATATCTCGTCGGTAAGGAAATATGTATACGATTATCAAGGAACACAAACATCTAGTACTGTTAGTCATTCAATGGGTACTTCTGCAGGTAGCGATAGTCTATATGTGCAAGGTGGCTCAAGTAATAACTATTTTGCAGGCGTAAAAAAAGTTGCTAGTAATTTTAAACATGATTCAACTATCCAAGGTATTAAGTTTAATCGTGAATACTGGATAGACGATGCTAGTGAATTAGCTAAAAGTCAATACTGGCAGGCTGATGGTACTGGAAATTTAGAACTGTCATTTATTACTTGGTATGCTAAAACAACATCCGCAGATTTAGGTAACCCAGTTATTGCTTCTGTTTCTGTTTACATTGATACTGGTGGTACAGATTATTACTGGGATGGCACATCGTGGGTAACTTCACCCGCGACAATAGAGGTAGAGGTACAAGAGACATACTCAGCTAGAGATTCAGATGATAATTATGTTCATAAAAATGCAGGTATAGCTATTGTTACAGATCCTATACCTGACGCTGCTGATGGGACATTAAATGTGAAAATTACACCAGATCCATTAGCACCAAATTATGCTTATTGGTACTTAAGAGACGTGCAGTTTAATTTAACATACTCTGACACGGTAGATGGCATAAGCTCGGCTATAAATTATGAGCTAGAGCAAACCGGTAGTTATTCAGATGAATACGATTACCAAACTTACTATTTTGGAGATGGACCAACATCAGCTTCATTATCAGCTTTAAAAAATTCATCTAGAGCTTTATTAAGTCAATGGAAAAGATACGGAGATGCTTCTACGACTAATCATCAAAATCTTATTTTAAATGAGATCTTAAATGTTAGGAGAAATCAAAGAAGAAATATTCGAGCTAGTTTATACGGGGAGTATGAGCCTGACAATATTTTAGTATATGATAGCAGTAATTTCTTTTTCCTTGGTGGTTCATGGAGTTCGAAGTCATATCAATGGTCAAGTAATTTTATTGAGTTAAATATACAAGAAGGCAGTGATACGCTTACTACTTTTTATATTACTGATGGTCAAGGCACGTCTAGTGGCGCTGTTGGTTCTACCGGTAGCAGTACCGGAGTATCAAGTTTATATTTAGAAAAAGGAAAAAACCTTAGTGATATACCTAGCGTTTCAACAGCTCGAACTAATCTAGGGTTAGGAGAAACAGATACGCCCACATTTAATGGCCTTACAAGTACCGGCGTAATTATTACTGATGAAATTGATACAACAAGTATCGTTTGGGATGCCTTAACGCCTGAAGTTTTTTGGGCTACGAGCGAAGAGAAGTTCAACAATCCAGTTTATATAAGCACGAGTTTAGACGTTGATAATGGTATTAATGCAGACCAACATATTCACGCAGGAACATACCTAAAAGCAGATACCTATTTAGAAGTAGGAACAAGTGCAACGATAGGCACTACGGTAGATGTAGGAACTAACACAACGGTAGGCGGTACGCTAGATGTAACTGGAGCAACTACACTAAGCACATTAGATGTAAGTGGAAGCACGACAGTAGGTGGCACGTTAAGCGTAACTGGTAATACCACCATATCGGGAACACTAGACGCTCCTACATTGAATACTAGTCAAGGTGATAATGAGTTATACGCTATGAACCAAAACGTGCGCACCTCTGATAGTGTTACGTTTGATACGTTAGCG